CTGACCCCAAGGCGAAGCTCGTGCTGGAAGCGCGCGAGATGTGGGCGGACAAGCGCGAGATGCGGCAGTGGTGTGCCGACCAGGCCGAGGGCAACTACCTGATGATGCTCGACGCCGACGAGATATGGACGGGCCTGGACGCGTGGCTCGACGAGCCCCCGCCGTGGGGCTGCCCGCGGTGGGTGAACTTCTGGCACGACGCGCGGCACTGGATACATGACCACGGGACGAACGCCGGGCGGCGCTGGGGCTACAAGCTGGAGCCGTTCGGCTCGGTGTGTCCGCACTACCGTTGGTCGTGGTGGCGGCGGAGCTTCTACTTCGCCGAGCACCACACGCCGGTGGACGTGGAAGAGCGGCCGCTGGTGACGGTCGAGAGCAACCGCGACGCGGCACTCCGCAAGCCCGACGCGGTCATCTACCACCTGGGGCACGCGATGCCCCGCCTGTTGATGAAGGTGAAGCATGCTTACTACGAAGAGCGGGACGGCGCTGATAAGGGCCGAGTGGCCCGCCGCAAGGCGTGGTGGAACTGGAAAGGCGAGACGGGCGAAACGCAAGACGGCATCGTCGAGGAAGTGACGTGGGAACTGCCGCCACAGGTGAACCGAGCCTTCGACCTAATACGCCGGGCTGGTGGGAGCGAAAGGTCGCCCAATACCTGATAAAGGGCGACCTGCGGGAGCACTCCTACGAGTTCGAGCATGCGGCCCGTGCGTGCGTGGGCTCCGTGCTGGAGGTGGGCTGCGCGTTCGGCAGGTTCTCGGCCTACCTGTCGAGGTCGCGCGCTTACGTCGGCATCGACCTGAGCCTGGCTGCCGTGCAGAAGGCGCGCGCGGATTTTCCGCACCGCGTGTTCCTCTGGGGCGACGCGCTCGCGCTCGGCGAGGGCTGGCACAGGGCGTTCGACACCCTGGTGGCGATGCAGTTCCTGGAGCACTTTGAAGACCCCGCGGCGGTTCTGCGGCGGTTGCGAGCGCTGGCCCGCAAGCGCGTCGTCCTCACGGTGCCGAAGGGGCTGCCGCACTCGGAGGCGCAGGACGGGCACGTATCGGGCTGGGAGACCTGGGAGAGTTTCGCGGAGATGCTCGCAAGCGCCTGCTCGGCGGCTGAAGTCGTTCGGTTGAATGCGGCCTCGAACCACTTTGGAGCGGCGCTGACGTGGCGATGAAGCAGGACAGGCGCGTCGTGGTTCACATCCCCTGCCACAGGCAAGAGGTGGCCGTGAGGCTGCCGGCGGGGCGGCTGACGATGGACAGCCCACTGTGGTGGGAGCGCCGCGCCGAGGTGTTCGAGCGCGTGACGCTGCCGAGCCTGCTGAACCAGCGCTGCCGCGACTTCGACGTCGTGCTGACCGTGCGCGACGTGGACAACGACGCCGACAATCCGCTGCTGCGGCTCGCCGAGGAGGCGGGCTTCGAGGTCTGCGTGCGGCCCTACGAGCAGTGGCGCTATCCCCTCGCGCCGAACCACTACGAGTGGTTCGTCGAGCGTTACCGCGACGTTTGCGACTGGCTCATGCTCGTGCAGCTCGAAAGTGACGACGCCTACGAGGAGGGCGTCGTGCAGTTGCTTTACGACATGGGCGTGCGCGACGGGTTGGTGTTCTACTTCGACGTCGGCTACGCCTACGGCCTGGAGGACGGGCGGCTCTGCCGCTACGGCATCCGCAACCTGCCGGAGGCGTTCTTCGGCTGCGTCTACGGGCCGCGGGCGTTGCAGTCCGCCGAGGCCTTCCGGGAGTACCGACGGCAGTGGCGGCACGACTTCTTCCACTACAACGCGCCCCGCGCGCCGCGCTCGCGCCGCATGCCGGAGGGCATGTTCTTGCAGACGGTGCACGGGGCGAACAGCACGTCGAGCTGGCGGAACAAACCCACGGCCCGCAGGGTGATTGAGTGGATTACGGATGAAGGTGAACGCAGAGACATCCTGGCTCGGTTCGGCATCCGCGAGTGAGCGCGTGCTGCTCGTCTCGCCGCACGCCGACGATGAGTGGCTGGCGGCAGGCGGCGCGCTGCTGAGGCTCGCCGCGGCGGGAGCGCGCATCGTGCCGGTGCTGTGCGCGGGGAGCTGCGAGCGGTGGGCCGAATTCTGCGTGGTGGCGGAGCGCTACACGGCGGAAGAGCCGCGCCTGCTCTTGGGGCGGCTCGTGCCGGACTCCTACCTCGACCAGCAGCCGATGGCCGCGCTGGTGGGGGCGCTCGACGCGCTGCTGCTGGAGCTCCGCCCGCGGCTTCTGCTGATGCCTGGGTGTTCGCACCACCAGGACCACGCGGCCGCGCACCGCGCGTGCGCAGCGGCCTGCCGCGCCAGCGCGAGGCACCTGCCCCCCGTGGTGGTTGAGTTCAACTACCCGCCGAGGGGCGGCGAGAACCTGTTCGTGGACGTTGGGTCGGTCATGGAGCGCAAGCTGGAGCTGTGGGGCCTCTATGAGTCGCAAAACGGGCGCGCGCCGTTCTACACCGCCGCACGGCTCGAAGCCGAGGCGCGGGCGCTGGGGCTGAGGGCTGGCTGCAAGTTCGCCGAAGCGTTCGTCCTGCGGAGGGCCGCCCTGTGAAGCTCGTGGGAGAGAGCCTGATGAATCAGCGCGAACGCGAGGCACTGCTGGAGATGATGCCGCCCGACGGGTTGATGCTGGAGATAGGCACGGCGGACGGCTGGACGGTCGCCTGGCTCGCCGAGCGGCTGCCGGAAGCGCGGTTCGTGAGCGTGGACACGTTCCCCCGGCCTGGCGAGGTGCGAGGAGCCGTCGGGTCGTTCGAGCGGTGGCGGGCGAACGCGCGTCCGAACCAGGCGCTGTGGGTCGGCACGGCGCGGCGGCTCGCCGAGCTGTTCCCGTTCGGCGTGTTCGACCTGACGCTGGTGGACGGGGAGCACACGTTCGAGGCGTGCAGCGAGGACCTGAAGGCTGCGGGCGTGCTGACTTCGTCGCGGGGCACCATCTGCCTGCACGACTTCGAGCGGCCCTCAAACGGCGTCAAGGCGGCATTCGAGAGCTGGCACGCGCCGTGGCAGGTGGTGCGCGTGGTCGGCTCGATGGCCGTGCTGCGCCGCAAGGCAGACAAAGAGTTGCACGAGAAACTCCGGGAGCTCGGCTATGCGTAGGGTTCAGGACAGCCTGCTCAGGTCGCGGTGGCGGACGCTCATCATCATGGACGCCGCGCGGGCGGACTACACCTACGAGCTTGACCGGCGCTTCCAGGTGGCCGAGGCGCTGGGCGGCATCACGCACGTGTGGTGCGCCGAGCTCTGGAAGCTCCTGCCGGAACCCATGACCCACGTCACGGCGAACCCCGTGGTGAGCTGGAAGCGCGAGCAGACGGGTGCGGCGCACGTGAACGTCGTGGAGGCCTGGCGCGAGCTCTGGCGCGAGTTCGGCAGACACCGCGTGGGCAGCGTGCACCCCACAGACCTGACGGTGTTCACCCTGCGCTGGGTCGAGGAGCACGGGATGCCGCGGCGGCTCGTGGTGCACTACCTTCAGCCGCACGCGCCCTACATCGCCTATGACCTGCCGGTGCGCTGCGGCAACCTGGCGGACGGCCCGACGGGCAAGCACCGCGACCGCGACGTCGTGGACAGCATCCGCGAGGGACTGATGACGTGGGAGCAGCTTCGCGCCGCCTACCGGGCGAACCTGATGCTGGTGCTCCAGGAGGCGTGGGCGCTCGCCGGCAGCCTCGTGCAGCACGGAGAGGTGGTCATCACCTCCGACCACGGCGAAGCGCTCGGCGAGGGCGGTTACTATGGCCACGCGGGGGTGCCTTATGATATGATAAGGCGGGTGCCGTACTGGTCTTCGGCCTGGAGGCGGTGAAGATGAGCATAGTGAGCGCGAGCGAGGCGCAGGCGTTCTGCCGCGTGCCAGACGGCACTGACGCGTCGCTGTTCACGCTGCTGATTGAGGCGGCGGAGAGCTGGATTGAGGAAACCTTCGGCATCGGGCTGAGCGAGGCGACGCACATCGAATGGCTCGATGGCGGGTCGCCGAACCTGTGGCCGTCCTACTACCCCATCGTGTCGGTGACCGAGGTTTACGACGAGGAAGACGAGGCCGCCGAGGACAGCAGCTACTACTACCTGCGCGGGCGGTGGGCGATACGACGCGACGGCGGCACGGCGTGGCCGGCGGGCAGCGGGCGGCTCGGCAAGGGCCGCTACAAGGTGACCTACGTCGCCGGCTTCGGCGGCACCTACGACGTGCCCCCGGTGCTGAAGCTCGCCGTGCTGCAGCTCGTGGCGCGCGCCTACGACAACCGCGGCGAACTTGCCTCGGAGGCGAGCGCCGGGCACTCGATGAACTGGCGCGAGCTGGCCGGCACGGACGTGTGGAACGTGCTGCTCAGCATCAAGCCCGTTTCGCTGGTGGGGTGAGGCGATGGCAGAAGAGATGGTGCTCGTGAAGTGGCGGAACCACGGCGCGGTGTTCGTGCACGGCGACGCGCTGCCCCGCGCGCCCGGAGACGAAGACCTGCTGCCGGCGGGCGTCGCGGCGAAGCTCGTGGCGGCAGGACGGTGTAAGGTAGTGGGAGGCATTGCCTCTGTTCCGGTGATAGGCGATGTGGACGCAGATGACGCTCTACAGCCCGACGCGCACGAGTGACGGCGAGGGCGGGTTCACGACCACGCTCTCCGGTGGCACGACCGTGTGGGGGCTGGTCGAGGTGCATGAGGCCGAGCGCAGGCTCGTCGTGCGGCAGGAACTGAACATCAGCCCGGAAGACGTGCTGCTCGTGGACGGGCAATACTACCGCGTGGTGGGGCGCACCGGGCACGTGCGCGGCCCGCGGGTGGCCTACGACCTGGAAGCAATCGAGAAACCGATAACGCCATGAAGCTCACGGCCCACCTGAAGCACCTGGAGATTCGGCAGCGCGAGGTGAAACGCGCCGTCGAGAGGGCGAGCGTGCGCCCGCTCGTGCGTGCTGGGACGCTGGTGGAGCGCGAAGCAAAGCGCAGCATGAAGAAAGGCGGTGCGAAGGGGCGTGTCGGCCCCCGCGGGGGTTACGTCCGCGTGCCGTCGCCGCCCGGCACGCCGCCGCACGTGCAGACCGGGGCGCTGCGCGCGAGCATTCAGACGGCGCCCGAGGTGCGCATCGGTCGCCCGCCGGTCGCGCTGGTGGGGCCGACCGAGAAATACGGCGCGGTGCACGAGTTCGGCGGACGGCATCACCCGCAGCGTCCGTTCATGCGCCCCGCGCTGCGGCGCGTGCAGAGGCGGTTCCCTGAGCTGTTCCGAAACTTGAGGCTGGGCGGGCCATGATACTGAAGGCCGTCAGGGACGTGATAGTGGCAGACGCCGGCGTCACGGCGCAGCTCGAAACCTACGACTTCGGCGCTGGGGACGAGCCGGCGGTGTTCACCATCGACCCCATCCCGGCCGACGCCAAGCTGCCGGCGGTCGTGGTGACGCAGCCGAGCGGGGACGATTGGGGCACGCTCGACCTGCGCGGCGCGGAGGTGGACGTGGACGTGCGCGTCTACGGGGACAAGAACCGCAGCCGCAAGGCGCTGCACGACCTGGCGTGGGACTTGTGGGAGCTTTTGAACTGGGCCGAACTCACGGTTCCCGGCTATGAGCGCTGGGGCTGTTTCGCGAGCGGGCCGCCGGGGGAACTGACCGACCCCGACGGGTTTCCGGGTTACCTGGTGCCGCTGACGGTCAGGATTCTGGAGGAGTAAGCCAATGGCCATCGGACAGGACGTGAGCATCTACATCGGCGGGATTACGGTCGGCAAGGCCCGCACGTGCACCTACACGGAGCCGACCGAGGTGGTGGACGTTAGCGGAATGGACGACGACTGGAACCGCAACGAGGCCGGCAGCCAGAGCTGGACGATGTCCATCGAGAAGCTCTGGACGCCGGCGCAGAACGACTACGCCGCGCTGCGCACGGCGAAGGCCGCTGGCAACAAGGTGACCGTCAAGTGGGTCGACGGTTCCGGGCGCGGGCGGCACGGCACGGCGGTCATCGCCAGCATGGAGGAGAGCTGGTCGCGCAACGAGCCGGTCATCACGCGCATCGAGCTCACCGGCGACGGCCAGCCGACGGACGACCCGGACTACGCCAGCTGACGAGGAGGATTGACGGGTGCCCGAGCTGACGGACAAAGAGGGTCGCACCTGGCATCCGCACCTGACGTTCGGCGTGGTGCGGAAGATAAAGCAGCGCACCGGCATAGACCTCCTGCGCCCGGACGCGCTCGACAACGTGCGGGACGCCTACGACGTGCTCGACATGGTGTTCTACAGCGTCGAGGA